ATCACCAAGACTCATTGATATTTTGGTTTCTTTTTTCATTAAACAAAGCTCTTATGTTTGATTGGTTTATCGACAGCCTTTTTTAGGTTTTCTTTGCCGCCATACATTGCCTCAAGTGCCTCTTGGATATTTCCTTTATAGTGTTCCTTGAGTTTTGTGACAAACTTATTCCCTGCGGTGTGTCTGCATTGCTGATTACAAACTTCTTTGACTGGTGTTGAGGCAAGTTTATTGATCACACTCCAATACCTATCAGAATTTAGTATATCATATAGTCTCTGAGTAATCAAGTTACCATAGCAATAGTCTGGATTGTTGAATAAAAACCCGCAAGGAGCACAATCGCCATTACCAGATACCTGAAATAGAAATGGGGGGTCGACACAATAGTCAAAGTCCCACTTGCCGTATTTAGTGATGTTGATAGTGTCCTGCATGGCTTTCCATTTTACGATAATCTGAGTCTTATCTGTTGAGAGAGCCTCTGCTTCTTTCAAAAGCTCATCTGCTTTTTGGTAGTCATCTAAATCAAAGTGCATTGGCATGCCCTCTCCGCCGTCTGCGAATTGCTTAATAACAAGATAGTCAACTCCCCATTCAACTGCCTTTTTGGCTAATGGAACAACCTCACTAAAGCCATCAGGGATTAAAACTGACTGTAGTCCTATGGTGCAGTTGCCTTTATTCTTTACCGCGTTTGTGATTATTTGCTCAATACGAGGGAAGCTATTGCTTGGAGCTCCCATAATCCTATCATATTTTTCAACACCTGAAATATTAAACCTTAGATAGGTGCAGCATTCAGTCAGGGTTTTAATTTTTTCCTCATCGAGTAAGAGACCATTAGTTCCTACTGCTGCCTCAACTCCTACTTCTTTTAACTTGCGCACAAAAGGATAGAGACCCTTATTCATTGTGGGTTCTCCGTCACCTATAATGGCAATCCCTTTTATATCAGCTTTCTTTGCGTCCTCTGCTACTAATAAAAGCCTTTCGGTTGGAATATAGTCTGGGCTGGGAAGTTGTTTAATGCCATAACAATATGCACAACGGATATTACAACTCTTGTGTATGCCTATATCAATAGTCACGGGCATTATTCTTTCACCCTTAAAAAACTTCTCTAATCTGTCCTGATAAAATAATAGCTTCGTGCTATCCATCAAATACTCACTCATTTTGCTTCCTTTCTGTTAGTGGTTATTTACCTTCACGAAATCTTTAATGTGACCCATAACCGGCTTAACTCCTCTGCTTAGATACTTTATGTATTCAAAATCTCTAATCTTCAAGAGATGGTGTAAAATAAATCTGGGATGCAGGAATATCTTATAGATATCATGACAAACCTTCATTATTTCTTCTTCGGTTGTATCAGGTGTTTTTAATATCGGGTGAGACATATCGAATTGCTCATAATCATCTTTATCAATTTTAAGCCAGTCGTTTTCAATGGCCTCTTTATAAAGAGGTGTGCCGGGATAACTCATGATAATTGTTGACTGTAGCATATCAGCATAGCCATTAAGCATCAGATATCTGGCTAATTTAAGAGTTTTTAACATATCGTTCTTGGTCTCCCATGGATAACCGACCATCATCGTTAAATGGACTGTCAGCCCGGCCTGCTTGGCTATTTTACTGCCCCCTATTATCTGGGCTACCGTCGTACCCTTATCAAGCAGTTCTAAAGTTTTATTGCTTGCCGACTCCAGGCCGCATTTCATCAGCCGAAAGCCTGCTTTTTTCATTAATTTGGCTCGCTTTAAAGTTAGATAGTCATACCTGAAATTACAGGATATATATATCTTCTTATTATAACCCCTTTCAATCATTCCGTTACAAAATTCTGATAACCACTTACCAGAAGGAAAAGTTCCGGTGTCATCGAATATTTCACCGATATTATATTTTTCAATCAGCATGCCGATTTCATCAAGAAAACTCTTGGGACTTCTGGTTCTGAATTTAGGAAAAAGTGTTGTCCAAGAACAAAACTTACATTTAGCCCATGGACAATCTCTACCTACCATAGTATAGGTGAAAGGTTCCCTTTTATAGAGCCGCTCTCCGTAAAGGTGCCATTTAGTAAGTTCTCTATCGACTAATGGCAAAGTGTTTAAATCGTGATTCAGTTCAAACTTACCTGTATCTTTTATCTCACCCTCAGCTCTATACCAGATACCCGACTCAAGGGCTTCTTTTTTTTCTATATATTTAACTATATTTGAAAGAAGGAAATCATAATCTCCACCCGTAAGACAAAAATCAACCTTTGAATTCTTCATGGTCTCATCAGGTTTGGCAGTAATATGATCTCCCATTAAGACTGTTATACATTCAGGGCTAATTCTTTTTAATTCATCAACTATTTTCCAGTGTTGCTTGACAACTGGGGTTTTAGTCTCCAGAGCAATTAAATCCGGTTTTTCTTTTTTAAAGAAATTAATAAATTCTTCATATCCCCACTTCTCGGCAATGCAATCATTCCAGATAGCCTCATGACCCTCGCTTTGTAAAAGAGTTGCCGCTGAGGCCGGCACCATCGGGTAAATAAATGAAGGGTTGTGAAACCACTGAAACTGTCTATTTTGCCCCAACATAGGGCAACCCTTGCCTTTTAGAGGTGGAAAACTAATCAATATCTTCATTAAGCATCTCTTCTGTTAATTTTTTTAGGCTGTCCAGACTTTATAACCCCAAAACCAATTTTAATTACTTTCGAGGCATTATAGCCATTTTTACAGTTTACAGAGTCAAAATATCCAATTAGTAAAATCGGGGAGTCTGCCCCTCTTTTTGTAAAGATGTTATATAAGTCTAAAAATCTCTTTTCTATAAAGGGTAATTGACTCTTGTCTTGGCTACAAAGCCACATCCAACCACCCAAATTATCTATACAATGGCTGATAGTTGAGTCTTTAAACTCAATCGTGTTATAATATCCAGCTTTCTTAATACCTTCCATAACCTGCACCCAAGCAAATAAAGCCTTATCTTCTCTGCTTCCTTCCAAAAATTCTAATATCTCCGCTGGTTTGGGCAGGGTATTGTATTTATGATTTTTAACACAGGCCAGAACCGCCATGGTAAATTGTTCTAATGAGTGGTCTTTGAAGATGTTATAATACATAGTGAATATAAATTCGCTTGGTTTTTGATTAAACATTTCACATAAACCAGTAAGAAGCCCAACAAACTTTTCTTTATTTAACATCTTTCTCCTTTTGGCTTGATAACCAAGTTTGTCCCACAAGATAGGCTTTTATTCCATTTTCACTTAGCTTGGTGGTAAACTCTTTAAAATTGAGATAACTTTCAAACTTATTTGAATATAGTGTTTGAGGCCGCAAGTATTTATACATCTTTGCGTCAGCACCCCAGTTTTTGAGCATCTTTCTATGGACTGCCTTAAAATCATCAATAGTAAAGCCTTCTTTAAGTCTGACTCTTATTAGGGATTGAGTGGTTTTATTGTTTTGTTTATAATTAGAAGTATATATCATATTGAAATCATCAATGATTTGTGAAACTTCGGTCAATACACTTATACTTTTATTTTCTTTTTTATCTTTATTTATATCTTTATCTTTATTTTCATTTTCATCTTCCATATGCTTAGCATATGCTTTGGCGTTTTTACGCCTACTTTCAGCATAATTCTTCCTTTTTTCTACCTCTAAAGACAACCTTTCATTAAAAAAATATCCCTTATTATCAATTAAAAACTTATCTTGTAGTCTTTTTGAAAAAGCACATCCTCTGCATATGCTCTGCATATCCTCTTTACTTAATTTACCCTTATCAGCTAAATGAGCTAAAATCCTTATGTAAGCTCCAACTTCTTCATTTGAAAGTAGTTCTGTTCCAACAATAAAATCTTGATAGTAGAATAAAAATGCTGGGTCTTTTGACATTATATTTTCTCCAACAAAAAGGCAGCCCGAGGTTTTGCGCCATAGAGAGGGGCAAAAGGGCAGTATGGGGAAGGGGGAAGCCTTAACCCCAAAACTTTTTCGGACTGCCTTAAGTTTAAATTTTCGTTTTTCATTTCCCTACTGCCCTTTTTTATTAGTATATACTATGATCCATAATTTGTCAATAGGCACATTTTATATATAATATTCAGCGAAGTGTTTTTTACCCTGCGCGACTATATCTGTCTTAATATCGTAGCCCAATCTTCTTAATTCTAAGATGCGACCACTTAACCTAAAACAACCAAACTTGTTTAATGCGTCAATCGGAGTTATCCTATTGCCCTGCTCTAAATGCTCAAGTATTTGTTTGTTTTGGCTCATTTTACTCCTCTCTTTATTGTTGGGGGTTATTTCTTTATTCTGAAAACTCTAATATAGTTTTTTATGGTTGAATCTGCACAATCCACAAGCTCTCTTATGTCCTCAAACGATAATCCTTCTTTTACTAATTGTCTTAATTCATACATTAAAACAACTGGAAAATTCTGTTATTTTATGTAAGTCTGCCTTTTCACCACAAAACGGACACGCTTTTAATTTCTCATTCTCCATTAGTTTGCTCCTTTTTATTCTAAGCTATAATCCTTTTTATACTGTTGCCAAAATGGTGTCGTATCAATCTCAAAGAAGCTCTGCATAAACTTATCTACCTCATCAAAGAACTCTGAGAACTCTGACTTGCTAAGTGTTGCCGATGTTCCTTCCTCGATTGCTTTAAATCTTCCTTTGGCAAATATCTTTTCTGCGATAAAGTGAGATTTCAAGCTCTGGTGTAATCCGTCTGCTGAAAAGTGTCCGTGTTCTTTGAGGCCCGCTTCATTGATTAGCCAATTTAGGTAGACCCAATAGAGCGAATTTTGAGATAGCGTTCTTTGACTTCCCCACCTTACTCTTATATATTCGCCCTTGCTGGGCATTTTCTTATTGAACTGAACTGTTGCAAGCAACCTGCCCTTTTCGTCTATCTTAGTAGTGAGAACTTTAGCCATTACTTTGGGCACTATTATTTCTCCTTTAGTTTTTCAATGGTTTCAGTTAATTTTTCGCAAAAAAGTTTTAGCTCAATCTCAAGCAATTTCAAGAACTCTTTATCTCTTTCAACCCTAATGATGAGGGGCTTCAAGCCGGGCGAATACGATAAAAAATCCCAGAACTTAAATCCAGATACATATAAAGAAAACTGTACCTGAGAAAAATATTCAGAGGGAAGTTTGTTATCTAAGAGATATTTAACTTGTGTTTTTGGCAAGACATTTTTTAATTCAAGTCCATATTCATTGTTGATTATTCCATCTGGAGAACAAAGAAACTCCTTTTTATCATCCTTATAAATTACACCTGCTTGCTCAACCTTGACGCTGTGGATAATTTCATATAATTGTCTTGATTCCTCCTCTCGTTCGTTCCCCATAATCATATTAGCATTTTTGTAAGTTTCCTCCCTCTGTCCTGTAATCGCTTCGGCAACCAGTTGATACATATACCCCATTTGTTGCTTGCTCGGTTTGCCGTCATTTGTTATTATCTTTGAGGCATTTGAAGCAGATGGTTTGGCAAGCTTTTCTTCAAACCATAAATCACTTCCCTGTTCGATTGAATCAATTATTATTGGCATATTTTTTTCTCCTTTAATATTAGAATTTTCATTTAATTTTATCGTAATATCTTAAGATATACATGCGGTAAAAAACCGCCATGGTATCAAACCATGTATGCCAGACATCTTTTATTTTTATTCTACCAAACTCCCTTTGAAAATGAAGTCGGATGGGAGATTCAGCTATTTTATAACCCAGATGATGCGCATTTACCAACAATTCTAAATCAAAAGCATATCTTTTGATTAAAACTCTGGGAAAAGCAGCTTTAAGAACTTCTCTCTTGAACAATTTTATACCCGTCTGAGTATCTCTAACCGGTAATCTGAATAATAATCTTATAATATAATAATAACCATTACTGATTATTTTTCTGTGTAAGGGATAGTTGACTTCAGACTCCGGGTGTCTCTTGGAGCCAATAACTACATCGGCATCACTTTTTTTTAAAACATCAAAAAGTTTTTCAACTTGCTGTGGATGCAAATCAAGGTCTGCATCTAAAAAAACAATATAAGCACCCGATGTATATTTAAAAGCCTCTCTTAAAGCCCCGCCTTTACCAAAATTTGAGTGGTTTCTTTTGGCACATATATTCGTATAATCAGCAGCAAATTCTTTTATTTTTTCATAGGTGTCATCTTTAGAGCCGTCATCAATAACTACAATCTCATAATCACAGCCAAATTCATTGAAGGTGCGCACGGTCTCTTTAAGGCTACCAATAATATGACCGCTTTCATTATAAGCCGGCATTATAACTGAAACCCTACCCTCTAAATTCTTCATTGTTTCTTACTTACTTTCTTGGTTTCAAGGGCTACAATAGCTTTCTGATAGTCTGTAGCTGGTATGTCCTCCAGTTTCTCTACTTTCATAAACTTACCAAATTTTTCCTGATCAACTTCTAACTCTGCGAGCAAGTCAACAATGTTATTTAGTTGCTTCTCATTGATGAACTCAACGCTAATGTCCTTTGCGTCATTGTCTTGCTCATAGGTTGCAAGGCCAGTCAAAGCTAATAAGGTGTATCTCTCTAAATATGAGATTGTGCTTCCTATTGCCTGAATTGCATTTTTAGAGCCAGTCATATCAGCCGGAGCAGACAAAGATGTTTCTTCACTGTGACCCATAGCGTGAGTTATTTTGCAAGTTACTGTAACAGAACCGTCCTGCTTAGTTGACCAAGAAGCTGACAATCCACACTTGCTTAATGCCTCATTTATTTTCTCGGTTACATTAGCAAGTGAAGCGTGGTTATATTTAACATCTTTATATTTGACAGTTTGGTCTTTATCTATCTTCGGAGGGTTGCTTTTGAATTGAGCCATAGCAAC